TTGAATTCTCAAAAAACAAAAATGGAGCAAATTGTACAGGATTTAGAACGCCTTAAACTGGAACGTCAAAAAATGGAACTGCAAGAAGAATTATTCATGCAAAAAGTTGTAAAACGAGATGTAGACCAAAATATCGCAGTGAAAAATATTACGTACAAGGTGGATGAAATTGATGAGGACATGGATAAAGAAAAGATTAATAATTCAAAAGATTCAAAAGAAAAGATTAATAATTCAAAAGATTCAAAAAAAAAGATTAATAATTCAAAAGATTCAAAAGAAAAGATTAATAATTTAAAAGATTCAAAAGAAAAGATTAATAATTCAAAAGATTCAAAAGAAAAGATTAATAATTCAAAAGAAAAGGAAACTATTAATAATTCAAAAGATTCAAAAGAAAAGATTAATAATTCAAAAGAAAAGAAGAATAGTATTGAGAGAAAAAGTTCAAATATAAATGTAAATGTATCTAAAACAAAAAAATCAAGACCTACAAAAAACTTGGGAGATATCAATGGTATATCTAAAACAAGGAAATTGGAAAAGAGTGAAAATAAGAATGTATCTAAAACAGAAAAGAGTGTTAATAGGAATGTATCTAAAACGAGAAAATCACGAACAAAAACAAATTCAATAAATAGAAAAAAATTGTTTCAAAATATACTTAATGACATAGAATTAAATAAAAAGTTAAAGTCCCCTCATCATCTGACTCCCAATCCCACTCCACCACCTCTGCGTAACATATAATGGTTGATTTTTATGCAAGAAGAATAAAAAATTTTATTCATAATTTTATATTTCATAATAAGGAGAATCTGTAATATCCAAAGAGCAATACTCTACAGGTTTTTTAGAGTAATCAACTGGTTCATGAATACCAGCATTTTTAGCATTTTCTAATAAAAATTTGAAATTTTCCCAAAATTCGCTTTTATGTCCGATAGATTTTGTCATAACATGTGATAATTCGTGAATTGCGACAAACATTAATGTATGTGCATCAATTAAATTATCTTTATTATTTTTTTTGACATTCAGACAAAAAGCAATTTTTTCCCCCTTATTCTCGCTGTACGCAGTAAATTGACTTGTTGGTAGAATCTCTATAATTTTCTTAGGATTGAAATTCTTCACTAAACGCTTTACATTTTCTTTGTCAGGAAATTTCCCACCAACATATTTTACTAATTTTTTAAGATTTTCAGTAGTTATAGCAAGTAAATCGGCTGCTTCTTTCATTTTATCCCTTTCACGAACACAGTATTTGTTTCCATCGACGGTTGAAACAATACATGTAAGTTGAAAATCATCATTCTTGAAATATATATAAATACATAACGCAATAACAACGAAGAATATTACATATCCTAAAATATCGATTTTATCCATATATATACATATATATATATATCTGTTATGCAAATAAATAATATAACGACAATAAATAATATTTGGATGGATGGAATGCCGTTAACATATGAGGAAATAAAATCATTCTATAAAAGTGATAAATTAGAAGAGATGTTGAATAATTTGATAGTTACTACGCTCCGGAGCGATAGTGTTATATCGGTTACGCCGATATAGCACCATTGCAAAGGATAAACTTAAAATTATCTTGTCTCAATACCGAACTCTAATGGAATCCGTGAGATGTCTGCTTCAATAGTCGATTGATTCCAAGGAGAAAGAATTCTTTTTTCAATAACGGGGTCTGATCTTAATTGATAATTTGGATTTTTATTAGTTTGTCCTACAGTGTCAATTCCAATATGATAACCACTTTGAAGTAAATCCGGCACTGCAACATTTCCGTGTAAAACGGGATTTAATGCGGTCCATTGTGAGTTGCTATCTTTTGGGAGGAGATCTTCTGGATTTGCAACTGGTTGTAGTGCATAATTGGACGTTTTGTTTTTATCCATATTTTGGTCTCCTGTGAAATTGCTCGGAGAAATATTTGAATTAGGTAATGTGTCTCCAGTTGTCATTCTATCACGTATATGATATTTGTTATTGGAATAAGCGTACATAACTAAAAGAACAATGACCGCAATTATAGCTAATACCCATTTCTTGCTAAAAATATTTGCCAATACTGTCTTAATTTGTTTTAACATCTATATAGTAATCACACGATTTTTTTTATGGAAAATCACATGTTTATAAAATCCTGAATATCATCTTCAAGGATATCATCCAACTTATAAACATTTTTGATATGCTTTGCTTCGATATATGCTTTTATTGCTAAACATCTAGCGTCTTTTGCACGAGAAATTGCTTCGTAATAAATTTGATAATAAATATCATTTCTTTCTCTTATTTTCACGGTTTCTTTTTCGTTAATACTTTCGTGGTCGAATTTAATTTCTAAACATTCATTATTATTGAACTCATTATTTTTTGCGTCTAAATCTTTTTTAGTTTCTCCTTCGCTCCGCTCCGGAGAACTAGAAAAATTCCTCCGGTAATCGCCTCCAGTTTTTTCTCCAGTAATGTTTGCTAATTGTGTGTTATTGATTGTGTGTAGTTCTACGTTGTGCTTCGCAAAACTATCGCAATCTTTCGTCAGGTTATCTTTCGTCTGGTTGTCTTTCGTGTGACTATCTTCTGTCTCACTATATTTCGTGTCACTATAGTTCGTGTCCAGATTACTTCTAAGTATTTCTTCTTGTTTGTTGATAATACATGTTTCAAATAATTGATTTTTTTTTAATACCATAATCTGTTTAATCTCAATTTGAACTTGCATATTGTTTTTCGAACATTTAATTCCTTGAAATTCTAAAATAGGAATAATGTCTGTGGTATCAAGAGTTTCAATATCGACATTATTTTCTTCTTCGTCGAAAACTTTTATATTATATTTTCCTAAACGTGTTGGAATAATTGTTCTCAATACATAAAACATTCCTGATTTAAAAATTTTAAGTGATGATTTAAAAGAATTTTCAATGTCGTCAAGAGAAATATCTCCATTAAACCAATTTTTTTTATTTTCAAAAATATTCTTTTGTGAATAATGTTCTAAATCTTCAATCCATTTAATAAAGTGATTATTTTCATTACTGAAAAGGAGATCACAATAACTTATTTTACTTCCTTTGATGACACCTTGTTTAGTAGTGCATTTTGGAGTTTGAACATATAGAGGTTCATTGTTTAGCAAGTATTTAATAAAGTAATTGTCTATAGAAATATATGTGGGTGTTTCAAGTTCGATATTTTCAGTAGGGAATTCATCATTAGTTGAAAAATTATGAATCTTATCCATTATATACACTTTAAAACATTATATTTTCTTTTTTACAACTTTAAATAATGTGGAGAGAGACCAAACGTTTTTATTGAGTAAAAAAAATGTAAATATCATTTAATATAGAAATGGACGATTATTGGGTAGATATTTTTCAGAAGGAAGATATAAGGCGTTGTGTAAAAGAATTTGTCAAGCCAATTGTCTTTATTATTTATAATGAAATATACCCATATTTGTGGTTCATTTGTTTATATAACGTGTTTTTGATTTTTATAACATTAGCTAATTTAATTCTACTTGTAAAATTGTACCACAGATGAAGTATTCATTCAAAATAATTTAAAAAATTAGATTTTTTCTAGTTTTCCGGAGCGGATAAACTAGTAATGATGTTTTTTTATATCGGTATACAGCGCAACATTTTTGAAAATTAGATGTAATTTTGACGTTAGTTATACTTTTTATATGATAATTACGTGTATATTGTTTTCAATCAATTTTTTAAGGTTTGCTTCGCAAATCCGTTTTTTTAAAAGTAAAACCCCATAAATACTCAAATGTTAAATTTTATAACTCTTTCCATTTTTCGTTATTGAATGAATTAATTGTCAACATTTTATCTGAATTTTCTTGCCAGAATTTTACTTTTGCGTCAAGTATAATTTCCTCCTTGGTTTTTGGAATAACTCTATTTTTTTTGGCGTCCATGGATGATAGGTCGCTTGCTTTAGGTGCTGGTTTAATTCCAAAGCAATTAACACCATATTGCATGGAGGGGTTTGATATATAACCTCCATTAATTCCGGGTCTTCCACAATCGTTTTTATTATTTTTCGTTTCCTGCAATTTACTCCATGTACTTTTTTGTGTTGGAAATAGAACCATTTGTGCTTCAGACCAACCATAATTGCACCATTCTCCACCATTATTGTATGAATCTTCAACTTCATCATAAGTTGCCAAACGTGAGTCATATGATTTACAAATTGCCTGTGCATCGTCATATGTGTATAAATTATTCGAAATATTAAACACTTCTCTGTTTTTTTGTGGATTGGTCACTGGTGTTATTATGTCTGCTGGTTTTTCTTCCTTTTTAATTTCACTATGACTTGGTAATGGTTTCCAGAACATATAAATTTTTTGAAAAAGAATCCCTGCCATATCGTAATTAAACAGATATTTGGAAAGGTCGAATATCACTATTAATAATAGAAGAAACCATAAATTCTGTTCAATAAAAAGAACAAGAACAGGTTTGGTAATATTTGTCATAGGAATACTGCATATAAATATCAATATATACAAAACAATAATGATGAGAACAATATAAATGATACTTTTAGGGTCTTTAAAGAATTTTTCAAGCGACAATATAAGTTTTCCAAATAGTTGTTCTTTTTCTTCGTGACTTGATATTAAACAGTATGTAAAAAAAACAATACAAAGAATAATTAAGAAGACCAAATCTATAGAATTACTAAATGAAGAATTCAGATCATCGGAATGATAATTGTAACCGAAAAAAAAATAACAAAGAAGAATCAATATAGTTAAAAAACATAAAATAATGAAGACATTATCTTTGTTAAATATGTAATCAATAGAGAGTGTGACATTCTCTTGGAAAACCTTATATCCACCATTAAATAGTGTTTTATTAAAAGACAAATCAATTGCATAATTATCCATAATTAGTTGAAGTTATTAATATATTATATATACACAATAATACGAAATGAAATAAACGTTACAAGTATATAAAGAAATAAGGATAAACAATCAATTATGTCGGACAATAATGAAAGAACAGAAAATGCTTATATTCAAAACGAAAGATTGTTTTTCAATTCTTACAACAATTTAGTAAATGGTTTTAATCAAAATATGCGTCAATATAATGATAATATAACTACTGCGATTCAAGGTGGTACGCCGATTTCTGGATACAACCTAAACATTAAGGTATATAATGAAAATATAATACATTTCATCGAATTGTTAAGAACCTTTTTATATACTACTTCTTATGATAGTGTTCCCCCACAAGATAATCCTCCTCTTCCTCAACAATTTCAAACAAGTAATTTAGGTGATCCTTCTCTTCCTCAACAATTTCAAACAAGTAATTTAGGTGATCCTTCTCTTCCTCAACAATTTCAAACAAGTAATTTAGGTGATCCTTCTCTTCCTCAACAATTTCAAACAAGTAATTTTTCATTACCCCCACATCCTTCTCCTTCTTCTCCTTCTTCTCCTCTACCTCGAACAGGTGATTCTACTTCTCGGATGAACATTTTAGTGTCAGAAGTATTAACAATGATGATAAGTGATACTAATAACCACTATGTTCGTGAAAGAGTACCAGAACAAAGATTATTTTTAAATTCTTACAACAATTTAGTAAATGGTTTTAATGAAAATACGCAACGATACAATGATAATATAAGTACTGTAATTGAAGGTAGTTTGCCAAGAATTGATTACCAAGAAAATATTAATGCATATAATGCAAATATAATACATTTTATCGGATTACTAAGGACCTATCTACTTACCTTGTATAATATGAATTCACCGCTCTCTTATTTACCTTCTTTTGAAATGTTTGCTACATATGAAAGCGATGCAAATGCGAGTAGTATGACTCCGTCACAAATAGATTTGGTGACAGAAATAATAACATTTAGAGTAGATGACGCTAATAACGATCGTGTTTGTCCGATATCACTTGAAGATTTTATAGATGGTGAAGAACTTTTAAAAATAAGAGGATGTGGTCATTTTTTTAAAAAAGAAAAATTACGTTGCTGGTTTTCTCGTAGTTTATTTTGTCCAGTATGCAGGTATAATGTAAGGTCGGTATAATAGTGATTTATTAGAAAAAAAAAGTTTTGCTAAAAAACAAACAATATTAACGGTATAACTTTGTCGATATTATCTATGTTGAAAGAATGATGTAATCTGTTGGATTTTATTTTCATTATTGTATATTTTATCTAAATAATTATTGAATAGTAATATCTTGACTTTCTCAGAACATATTTTCTCCCTTTTCTTATTGTACTCTTCTAAAGAAGAACATTCTTTTCGCAATGTGTTCAATTCCGAGTTAAACCTGGTTGATGTGCCTATCTTGCCTTTAATTTCCCAAATTTGTTCTAAAGCTAATCCAAAAAGTTGTTGTATGGGTTTCATAATCTGATTTGTAATATAGAATGTATAATCAATTGACAAACCTTTTTGAGTAATAAATTCTGGTGTTTCTATTTTTTCGCCCTGTAGAGTGTTTTTGCTTCTATTCTTGGAAAGAATATGTACGAACTTGATTCGTTCGCCACTTTTAGGTTTCGAACCAGGGTCTCGATCACCAATACGTTCTGCGAGAACTTGATGAGCAATTTGTGAAGGATTTTTGTAGTATCCCCGTAATGCTTTCGTAATTGTTAGTTTTTCCATAGGTACTTTTCCGTCAATTAAATTAAGTAGTGATTTATCCATATAGGAAAGAGCATGTTTAATGTTCGATGCGTCTTTTGTAGTAGTATTATTTCTCATTAAGATGTTTAAAATGTTTCCATACACATCTTTTAAATAATCACATGAATCCCGTCTTTTAATCGATAGACCCATATATTTCAATTTGCCTTTATTAGAATCTTGTTCGTATAAAATGCCTGTGTATCTTTTCTTGGAAAGGAGGATGAATTGCATTAATGTTTTTTCATAAGTTAGTTCCATTGGTGGTTTTAGGAATTGTGTACAAACTTTAGCAACATCTTGTGCGATTTCAATAGTAATTTCTAAAGCTTTCTTGCCTCGAATATCTTGGTCATTGTCTGGATCTTTTAGATTGAATGTAAAGAAAACCGAATCTGTATTATGAACAATGAGATTACCAATTCCTGCTGCAAAATGATGATTGTCTGTTGTCATGTCGTAGACATAACCGCAATATTTAGGCAATATTTGAATATTTTGAATCTGATATGGATCTTTGGAATTATCAATGGTTTTTTGAACGTCTATAATGATGAATTCGCCTTCAATTCTCATAAGAGTGTTATACCCTTTGTTTGTCAGATATATAAAATGATTAGCTGCATCAATATGTGATGAATATTTATGCAATCCGTTTGAATACAATTTGAATTTTTTTATTTCATCTGATATGGAATCATTTGATCCGATATGGACTTTACGGTGCATTAATCTTGTATGTAGAGAAACAATATTAGGAGAGATTGGAAGTCCTTCCTGTGTTACAAGTGAGTGGTCATCTGTGACATCCACAATCGCCGTTGCGGTTACAATGCGAATCATTTTTTTATCTTCGCTTAAATGGTGTCTTATAACTCGGTGTAGTTTAGTCCAACCTTTTTCAGTCCATGATTCAAGATCTAGTAATTCACAATATTCTTTCTCTTGTTTTCCTTCTTCGATGCATATAACCCATTTATTACAACCGTATTTAAGTGCAACTGTTTCGATGCTAATTAATTCAATATATTTGTCTTTATATCTGATTGTGACAGGAGTGTAACCTGCAACACTGTCTCCATAAATATATTCTGCTCGACATTTAACAGTACCGTGTTCTTTCGTTTCATATTTCAGATTCCCATAAGTTTCTTCGATAATTTTCTGGGCATATGTGATCATCATTCTACCAGTCGCAGTTGTTGAAGCTGCGACATCTTGATCGTAAAATGTGGATGTTTTAGCACCACATTGTCCATACAATGAATTAGCAGTAGTTTTATACCCAATTTGTCTTTTATCCAATATGTTTTTCATAAATGGATCTTGTGATGCTTTAGATAGTTTTCTCGTATCAGCTCTTGCTTTCAGAAGTTCTTCTAATATGGACGGCATAATAGATTTTTGGTGATTCGGCAATTGAACCCATCTACAAGTTTTTTTTCCCACTTTAGTTTTTTCAGCTTTTGCATTTATATTTTCTCCACTTTTAATGTATTTGTATGTGTCGAATTCCACATCAATATATTTATAACCCAAATGTTCTAAGTTGTCGTAAATAAATATACCATTCTTGTCCTTTTCTCCCGTTTCTTTGATACATATTCCATTCAAATCGTATTCCTTAGTCCAAACTTTCGAGTCGTGTGAGTAGTTTTGACTAATCATGGACGAAGGATATAGAGATGCATAATCGACACAAGCAACAGGATTGTCCATATACATTGCACATTTAGGAGGTAAAACAATAGCACCTTCGTAACCATCCTGTCCTAATGATTTTGATAAATCAGGCATTAAGGTATTATTTTTTCGACATTTTTTTGCAACATAACTTGTCAGTTTTATACCTTGTCCTCTAAATACAAGAAAACTAATTGGGACACTGCATATACTTGACATTTCGACAAAACCAGTGATGACATCGATTTTTCTGAATAATTGATTCACCAAATTACAATCTTGAATACAGTATTTTGCAACTATTGCTCGATCGCTAGATGTGCCGTTTGATAATCTAAAGATGTCCTGAGGTGTCACATCATCTTTACACAAACACCACTTGATGTTTTTCTCATTCATTATTGAATCGTCAATGTATTCATTTATACAGACAATATTGTATGAAATACCATCAATATCGACATTCTCTATTATATTTTGAACTTTAAATTTATTTTTTTCTTCAATACTATAATAATCACTTGTGAATCCGACAATTTCTATATGAATGTAATCATTCATCTGCAATCCTGAAATATTATTGGTATAAATTTCGGTGAAAGTTTCTCCAATGACAATCTTCTTTATATCATCGCTAATGTATTGTCCTGCAACATCATCGAGTTTATATGATGACAGATTATAATCTCTGCGAAAATAAGTATAAAGATCTATCTGTAATCGCCCAGCAATTTTCGGATATTTTAGATCATATTCTCCTGTAGCCAATACGATTTTGGTGTTTTCGATCTTATATTTATTTGTAATTTTATCATATATTCCGCAAATATCGTACTTTTTTCTCGACAATGACAGAAATTCCTTTTCGCAATTAAGTTCTTGGGAACGACGAAACATAAATTCATAATCAAAACCAAAAATATTGTATCCTATAATGATATCGGGGTCTTCTTCTTGTATTAATTCCGTCCATTTTTTTAAAAGTTCTTCCTCCGTATTAACCGTTTTTATGACAACGCCTGGAACACTGTCGCATGAATTCAATACCAGACAATGATTTAAATAGGGGATTTTACTACCACATTTTGTAAATGTTGAACCTATAAATGTTACAATGTCCCCCTCTAACGCTGGAAATATTGTCGTAAGAACTGTGTTTAATGAGAGTACATTTTGATCTCGGTTTTTTCCATTGTAAGAATTTAATAGATCAATAACAGATCTACATGTATTAGACGTCTTTTTATTTTTACAGTTGTCATCTGGGTTTTCGTCATCACTTTCGTTGTTGTGTATATTCCGAAATGCTTCCTCAATTGTTATAACTGAATTTGGGTCGTCTTTTGGTGATTCCAATTGAAGTGTCAGTAAGTTTCTAATATTCATTTGTATGTCCTCTTTTTTTAGATTCTTTGCTTTTGTGAAAACTGGGTCTATTTCATCACATTTACTAAAGTTGAAGGCAGTCAGGATCATTTTCTCCACGAAAACTTTTGACATTTCTATACTCGTAATTATTTTTTTCTGTTTGTGGTAAACATCAATCATGTTTGCTGCAAGACGTTTATAACTTTTTTGCGGAAGAGGAAAGTCGCCGTGACTACTACTTGCTTCAATATCAAAACTGCAGATTTTGTACGGAACCATCGTTTCTTTCATTACTTTAGAAATTACTTGATTCCCTCTACAGACATATTCATATTTACAATTTGTTTTTTTCATTTCGTCTTTCACCGTTGTATCATTTCCTGCGTCTGTTCTAATAAATACCCATCCTGAGGGACTAATATTATATATGTGGAAATAACGCAATAGAGGTGGAAGATTGCTTTCATATAGTGTTAGAGAAACACCTTGAGAACGCATAGGAATCATTAATCGTTCCTTATTAGTTGTCGTGCAATCATTATAATCGACCGCTTCATACCAGAGATATTTTGTTTTGTTCATAATAGCCGTATTTCTGAAAGTTACTTCTATAAATTTAGATTTTTTACCAGCGGTAAAACCGTACAATTTATTGTATTCAACAATTTTAGCGGTTAGAATAGATTTTCTATAATAATTACCCACTTTATTCCTTAATTCAATTAGAAATATATCCACGTTGGATTGTGTCCATAAATCTCCACATTTTATGTAGAAGAAAGGTTTATAATCTGTTACTGATATTGAGCAAGAATCTCCTTTTTCGTCGATCCCAAACATTTGGATAATAAAATCATTTTCATCATACAGAGATTTCGCCTTTTCTTCTTCTTCTTCTTCTTCTTCTTCATCTATTTTTGGGTTTTCATCAAAAACAATAAAATCAATCAAACGGAAACTTTTACCAGTAATTTTGTGTATAGTAGTCATATTTTACTTTGTGTTATATTTTACTTTATATTCTACTTTCTATTTTCCTTCCCAACAAATCAATTTTTTAAATTCAGGTAATTATTATTGAGATTTGAGTATTTCTGGAGACGTTAGTCGAAAGAAATTTACTTTCCTTGAAAAATTATGACAATTTATAAAAATTGGTTTTCGTTTTAGTCGAAAGAAATTCGAAATAAATGATGTTAATCCTGTTTAATCCACATTATCAACGAATCTTTATCACGAGCACCCTCATAGTTCGAAACAACATTATTTTTCAATTTTAATAAAGTTGGGTATCCAGTCATTACTTTAATTTGATCTGTATTTAATTCAGCATTCTTTTCAATTAATTTGGTTTCCATATCTGCACTTTCAATATCGTGAAATACTATTTTTTTATCTTTGAACTCACTTATAACATCAGGCCAAATTTCATTTAAAGTTTGACAGTGACCACACCAAGTAGCCCATAATTTGATAATATGTGTTTGTCCTTCGCTATTTTTTTCTCGAGTAGTTGATTCAATATTTCCACCTGTTTTACGGTATTTGCGTGTTTGGCGACGTTTCTGACAACGTGTCTTACGACAATGAATCTTGCTTTTTCCCTTAAAACCTCTCTTATGTTTTCGTTTTGAACCACTTCTAAACTTCATTATACATTATATAGACATTATTATGTGGGTTATATATAATAAGTAAAAATGAAAATATTGATACAAACTTTAATGATGTTTTCACTCTTGGTGATTTTTTTGTCTGGATTTATCGTATTGCTAAATAACGGAATGAGGAACGTTGGTATGAATATGGATTTTGATGAAAAATGTCCAAAATTTTTGGTCCGAAACGGCAATAAATTATCTTTACTTGATTCAAATAAACAAATAGTATTATCTTTTTATAGTTTAGATGAATATGAAGAACATTTGAAAGAGCAAAAAAAAAGAGGAGTTCATTGTCCTGTTCTATACGTTCAAGAGGAGAATAATGCTCAAGGAAACGACATCTATAAAATGTATTCTAATCCTTTTCAGTTAGAATCCGGAGTATTTTCATTACCATTGTCTAGTGTCTATGAATCTATTGACCCTGACCAAAAACCGATACCTGTATTAGACGCAAACCGTGATAATTCACCATTTAATGCTAATAACTATCCGGGATATGATCCAGTTGGACTTAATGTTGGGGAATATACAACCATTGATGAAGTTCATGATTCGACAAAAAATGAAAAATATAATGACAATGCGATGGATACTAATTGGCAAGGTGTAAAAAAAACAGAACAATCAGTTGCTTCTGGGAAATATATAGACAATTGAATTTCTTGTAATTACATTTCAGGAGACATAATAAATTCTTCACGTATGGTATACTGATGACTGATTATATTGTTGATAATAAATTATTTTATGTATTAATGTATAATTTTTTGCGTCTGGTAAGTTTCATTGTTTATTTTTCTACATTTCTATATTTGTTCGGTTTTCTGAATTCTCTATATTTTCTACTAATGAATTTTTATGTCAAGATAACAATTTCCATATTTTTGATTTATAGATTTAATTCTTTACGAAAGCGGAGATTGGTTTTCACTGACCTTGATAGAAAAATTTGTTTTTCTGCAGGTATTTACATTCTAGCATTATCCTTTCAAGAATATGTAGTATATTTTTCGAAAGAAATTAGACAATTTATGCTAAAAAATAATTTTTTGCTTGGTTTTACTGATGATATAAAGATATGGTGAGTTTGGTGCTATATCGGCTTTACGCCGATATAACACTATCGCTAAACTAGAAAAAATCATCCGGCTATCGCCTCCAGTTTTTTTCTCGAGTTTGTCATTAGTGCGTAGGAAATATATCGATCATGGACGCTATTTGTTCCGCCTTTTTTTTGATTTTGTGTTTTCCTTCACCGAGAAAAATAAGAATTTTGCCATGATAAGACATAAAGTGATGTATGTCATCAAATGATGAAAATTGATTTATTGATATCGAGTCATTATGATTTAAATTGTGTATGGACTGTCCAAGACATAAATAAACTCCCATATGGTAGCCCGTTATTCCATTATAAGGATTAATTTCCATGTAATCTGGTGTAACTTTAAATTCTCTCTGAATTTTTACTTGTAGAATGTTCTTGTAGTTATCATCATTACATATAAGTTTTATCCAATTGACGTGTTTTTCAAAAATTGACTCGATAAATATTTGACAAACTTGAAACCCTGGACCAGTTAAAAATACGTTTTTAAACAACTGTTCGTCGTCTTCAATACTTAACTTGTTAAAATCTAAAAATAATGCACCTATAAATGACTCGAATAAACAACCTAATTTTTGTAAATTTATTCTTGTTTGTTTTTCTTCTGTATGTTTTGAAATAATTAACCATTTATGTAATCCCATGTCAAACGCCATTTTCCCGATAGATTCGTTCTTGACAAGCGTTATTTTCTTTTCTGTCATAAACCCTTCATTTTCTTTTGGAAATCGTCTGTATAAATAATACTTTGTTATACATTCAAGAATACCATCCCCAATGAACTCTAAGCGTTCATTTGATTTAGTATAAAGTGGAAGACAATTTACGGGTTTAGTTGCAATTGTTACATTATTATTAGTATATTCAGCAGATGGATATTTTATATAAGATCTATGGACGAATGCGCGTCTGTAGAGATTAAAATTATTAATAGGAATATCAATACCATTACTTTTTAATATTTCTTTAACATCTTCTGGTGTAATTTCTAAATTTAGCGGATTAAACGGGTCAAAAATGTATGACAATGAACCATCGACATTCTTTTTTGTATGTAAATCATCTTCAGCGTGATATCCGAAACGCCTGTTTTTAAACGACATTATACAACTTATTATAACTTTAATATAATGATGTTTTTATATTATAATATTTACATATATTATAATATAAAATGGTTTTAAGCACAACAAAGAAAACTTCAAGTATATGTAGTATCACTAACCAGACACAAGGTGGTGGAATGAAAAAAATGGGTTTATCACCGCAAGTTGGTGTCACTAACTGGGTGCACAGCGCCTACTCTCAAAGAGGAAGTATCAATCAATTGTCTTATCTTCAGAAAGATAGATTCACCATGTTTCCTAATCAAAATTTACCAGTTGGATTTAGAAGTTCTATAACAATGCATTAAATCGAAAGAAATCTAAAAAAAGAAAAAGATATAAAAAAATTATTGTAATACTTATATACAAAATGAAAATTATTGTTGACATACGTGAGACACAATTATACGAAAAATTAATTTCCTATAATTTAAGTATTACAGGAGATGTAGACGGAAAAAATTCAGAAGAAAATATAGAAAAAGAAGTTTTAAACATCGGAGATGTTATACTTAAATTTAACGACAACACAGAGATGTGTGTAATCGAAAGGAAAACTATACAAGATCTTCTATCCAGTATCAAAGACGGACGATACGAAGAACAAAGTTATAGATTAATTCACGCAAGTGGTCATAATCCACATAATATTTTGTACATTATCGAAGGTCAATTATCAACAGTTTCTGAAACAGACAAAAAGTTGATTTTATCTTGTATTACATCATTAAACTTTTACAAAGGGTTTAGTGTAATGAGAACTATGAATGTTCAGGAAACATGTGATTTGATTATCAGTATTTCGCAAAAAACTGAAAAAAATTTGATTAAAAACATTAAACCATTATGGTGTAGAGACATTGGTGAAGCAGAAGTTGTTAAACCTTATACATCAGTTGTAAAAAAAGTAAAAAAAGCAAATATCACAAAAGAAAACATTGGTATCGTATTTTTGTCTCAAATTCCAGGTATTAGTGATGTTATGTCAGAAGTTATTATTAAAAAATATGGGTCAATTAAAGAACTTATTTTCGCATTAAATGAAAATAGCAAATGTCTCGAAGGTATGACATATATCCATAAAGGAAAAGAAAGAAAAATTAGTTCAACGGTTATTAAAAATGTTGAAGAATATTTATAATTTTCTGGATGAAAGAAATGTTATAGTTTGTCCTTTAAAAATGGTGCTATATCGGCGTAGCCGATATAACACTATCGCTACGCTTCGTAAAATTTCTAAGAATATCAAACTTTGTTTTCAGGTGTGTGATGTTATTTTCCGAAAAAATTCCTTATTTTTCTTGTCACCTTCAAAATATTATTACTTTTCAGTTTCTCTGATACTTTTTTCCGATGATTATTTAATGTTTTAACAACTGCTTTGTTTTTTTCTATTAACTTTCTAATAATACCAATCTTTTTTTCAGCAACACTAGCTTTGGGTGAATCACTTTCTTTAAATTCTTGATTATTTCTCAAAAAGTAATCTTCTTTAACAAGTAAAATATCCTTTTCCAAATCTCGGATTTTATTCCGATATTGTTCTTTCATAATCCTAATTTTATTTTCGGCTTCTGCTTTCTCGAGTAATATTTGTTTTCTCTCATTTTCTCTTCTAAGTATTGTTTTTTTTTCTTGTTCAATTCTTAGATTTTCCAATCTATTATTTTCCCGTATCATGTCCCTTTCTCTTTTCAGTATGTCTTGTTCAATTTTCATAGCTTTCTTCCTCTCACTTACTACCTTTCTCCTTCTTTCTCTTTTTGCTTGCTTTCTCGACATTATTTCAGATTCCAATGAAGATCCCAATGAAGATTCCAATGAAGATTCGGGTAACGGTGTTCCATTTTTCCTTCCAGTGATTCTTTTTCTCCTGTGTTCCAAATCTAATATTCTTCTCTTGTATCCCGCATTTTCTAAAATGTCAATACGTCTTTGATCTGATAATTTTTGTTTATGTTCTAATTGTGTTAATCTCTTATCACGTAGAATTTTTGATTTTTTTATCTCCCGTTCAATTTTCAACCCTCTTAATCTATGTTCTTCTTCGATTTCTTCCAATACTCTCTGACGTCGTGTTTTTGATCCATTTTTATTATTTTTATTTCTTGACGCGTTTGTATGTCTGTCTTTGTCTTTATCTGCGTCTTTGTCTTTATCTGCGTCTTTGTCTTTATCTGCGTCTTTGTCTTTATCTGCGTCTTTGTCTTTATCTGCGTCTTTGTCTTTATGTGCTGAAAAAATCTTTTCTTTTTTATTAAGTTCTTCTAATTTATCTTGTAATTCTTTCTCTTTTTTTTTCGCCAGAGAAATTCGTCTCGCTTTTTCCTCTTGAAATCGTTCATCATTTTCTTTTTCTTTTTTTAAAAAAGAATCCAATTCTTTTTGAACACGTTTCTTCTTTCTCGTTGCAGATAATTGTATTGCGAAGTTATTCGCTAAACGCTTATTGTATTTTGTCCTACTTGCATTTCTGCTTTTATTAGATTCCTCGAGGTCTTCTAGATATTTATCAACCTTTATCTTTTGACTTTTTACAGAATCACTATCTACTTTCATAAAATCTTCTATTATTTTCATTGTATATTGTGGAATCCAAGCCATTATTATTGAATATATAGTACCTATTTATTTTTTTTGTTTGCTTATATTTTAATTTAGGAGGAAATTTATCTATTCATATATATTAATAAATATGTCTTCAAAAAAAGAAGCACATATAGCATTTCTTAAATCGAAAAAGTTATTATTAAAAACTCAAGTAGTGGAAAATAAACCAGCAACTTCTATACAGAAACAAAATGAATCAGACATATCAAACGCGGATATCCAAGACGAAAAAAGAAAAGAAAATATCGAAATCGAAGTGAATAGTCCAAATTATCGTTTCGTCCAAAGAAATTCGAAAATTGAAGTTAAGTATGCCGATATATACGAACCAGAACAAAACAAACCAGAGCAAAACAAACCAGAGCAAAACAAACCAGAACAAAACAAACCGGAACAAAACAAACCAAAACAAAACGAACCAAAACAAAACGAACCAGAACAAAACGCATTAAGTGTGTATAAAAAGGACACTATTAAAAAAACTAAATTGCGAGAAATTACATTCGACATTCCAGTTAAATATAACAATTACATGAATAATCGTAAATTATTTATTTCAAAGGTTTATAACATGCTAAAACAATACGATGTTCAAAAAGACAAGACAGATGAAGTAGTGTCTTGTAATTTTAAACAAAATGATAAATTTGCATTATTGGCTCATCAAGAAGTCGTCCTAAAGTATTTAAACTTAGACACTCCATATCGTGGATTATTACTGTTCCATGGTTTGGGAAGTGGGAAAACGTGTAGTGCTATTGCCATCGCTGAAGGTATGAAATCTACGAAGCGAATAATCGTGCTTACTCCTGCATCACTTCAAACGAATTTTTATAGCGAATTAAGTAAATGTGGAGATGAACTTTATAAAAAAATAAATAAGTGGTCTTTTGTCGACAATGAAAAATGGGTTCGAAGTTTGGTTGATGGTGATAATTATGAAGATTTAGAACCATCGAAACAAAAACAAATCGATATGCAAATAAAAAAATTAATCAAAGAAAAATACACAAATCTTAATTACAATGGTAATATCACTTTCAACGATTTATTGAAAATAACAGACAGAGAAGAAACCAAAAATCCTTTTGATAACAAAGTTGTTATCATAGATGAAGCACATAATTTTGTAAATCGAATTGTTAATAAACTTGGTAAAACAAAAATAACAATTAATATTATCATGTACCATTATTTAAGGTCTGCCCGTAATGTTAGAATAATTTTACTGTCAGGAACACCCATCATCAATTATCCGAATGAATTAGCAATATTATTCAATATATTGCGTGGTGACATAAAAACTTGGGACATTGAAATAAAAACTGATAATCCTATAAACACATCAAATGTGATCCAAATGTTTAATGAAAAGAATATTCAAAATTACGATTATGTTTCGGTGAAAAATAAAATAATTACTGTTACTAAAAACCCATTCGGGTTCATCAATAAAAGACAACTTCTACCTGAAAAAATAATAGGAGGAAAAACAAAAAAAAGATTTCAACAAAAACAAAAACAAACACGCCGTAATATATGTAATCACAAATATCAACTACTGCCCAAAATGCAATATATTGCAGTTCCAGATAAAATTTACGGTGGAAACACTAATGGAGACATTAGTTATAATGGTGTTTTATTTGATGAACAATTCAGAGAAGATAGTGATGAAAACTTTGTGAAAAAAATCACAAAAGTATTAAAATTTAATAATATCGAAATTATTGAAATAAAACAAAACTTTCATATGTGTTTACCCGATAATAAAGAAACATTTGACAAAATATTTGTTACAGGTGAAACGAACGAAACGACTGTTTCAACGAAGAAAAGAAAACTTCAAGAGTACGATAGACGTGAAGAAAAGGAAGAAGAAGTAGAGCAATATGACAACAACAGTGGAATGTTAAAGAGCGACTTATTTAAACGACGTATACTTGGACTCACATCTTATTTCCGCAGTGCACAAGAAGGATTACTACCAGATTTTGTATTAACAGAAAATAATGGTCTGTATCACATCGAAAAATGTGTTATGAGTGATTTTCAATTACAAAATTACTCAATAATTAGAAAAGAAGAAGAAATAGAAGAAAAAAAAAGGTCAAAAAGAAAAGGTAAAAAAAAAGGAAAAGATACAAATGAACTTATTGATGAAGGTAAGTCATCATCAACATATCATATATATTCACGTCTATGTTGTAATTTTTCATTTCCGAATGAACTCCCACGTCCTCATCCGTCCGAAGATGAGGACAACAAAATAAATGACAAAGATTTTTTTAACGAATTAGACGGAGATCTTGAAGATGACGAAGATACTCAAGAAGTTGAAGATGTTAAAGAAGATAAAGATATTCAAGAAGATGAAGATATTCAAGAAGATGAAGACGATGTAATTAACATAGAAACTGGATTGAGTAAGAAAGATTTAATTCAAATGCGGATAGAATTAAACGGTGATGTCGGTCTCGATGAAACCGAACATTCATTAATCAACGACGAAAGTATTAAAACCCAATTTAAAAGAGAAGCTTTGAAAAAAGCAGAAATTTATAAATCAAAAATTAAAAACATGCTTGATATGGTGAACAAACCCGAATTTTTACTCAAAGAAAACTTATCTAAATATAGTCCCAAATTTTTAAAAATCCTTTTAAATATTGACAACAATGATAATATTGGACTTCATCTATTATATAGTAATTTCAGAACACTAGAGGGTGTTGGAATATTCAAACTTATTCTATTAATGAACGGTTTTGCAGAATTCGTTGTGGTCAAAACAGGAAATACATGGATCAACGTTATTCCAAAAGACAGAAAAACGTATGAAACAAAAAAAAAGTTTGTATTGTACACTGGAACAGAGACGATTGAGCATAAAGAGGTCATCAGAAATGTTTACAACGGTACATGGCAATTTCAGGATGGAAAACTTAACAAAAATGTTGAACGCAATAACAATATGTATGGAGAAGTAATTAAATTATTCATCATTACTTCAAGTGGTTCGGAAGGAATTAATTTAAAAAATACGAGATTCGTTCATATCGCAGAACCATTTTGGCACATGGTGCGATTACAACAAGTTATTGGACGTGCAAGAAGAATATGTAGTCACGCTGAATTACCTATCGAACACCAAACAGTCAAGGTTTTTCTTTATGTCTCTACATTTTCCAAATTACAAATTGATGAAAGTAAATACCTTGATTTATTTAATTCGCCATTTAATAGAAGCAAAATTTCAACTGAAACTCCGTATTCTGTAGATCAATTGCTTCTTGAATCATCAGAAAAAAAGAATGTTTTGAACCAAAAATTCCTCGAACAAATCAAAATGTCTGCAATTGATTGCAGATTATTCAGTAAAGAAAAAGGAAGTAGTTATTGCTATTCTGTAGGACATATTACAAGCAATGATTTTATTTCAGTCCCGGATATTAATGTAGATATGCTCAATAAATATTCAAACAACAAAGAGATTAGACACCAATTTCGTGATATCACAATCCCTATTGACAATAAAAAAGTCACTTTTAAATATAGTAAAAATTTATTATACAACATTGATAATGTCGAAAAAGCAATAGAAGATAATGATTTATCAATTTTGAAACCAATTGGTAAATTAATTAAAAACGATGCCAAAATTGAAATTGAATGGATAAAATAACCATTTATTAGTTTGTCCTTTAATGGTATTACGCCGATATAACACTATCGCTAAACTAGAAAAAATCCTCCGACTATCGCCTCCAGTTTTTTAAAAGTTTGTCCTTTATAAAGTAAAACTAATAAGATTTCCGATAAGCGTCCAATATCTCATCACACTCATCACCATCTTTTTTGTCATTAGATATACATTTTATATAACTTATTTGCAAACATTTCATATAACTTTTATGAAATAACAACAACTCTTTTTTACATATTGATGAAGATAACACTCCCATTGACTCTTTAATACAATTATCTACAAAGTTTTCCTCCATAATATTATATTTAAGTTATAATTTTTTAAGTTCTTTTCGATTTAGTAATATATTAATTTGTGCTTTTGATATCAAACTACAAAAAATCCTTCAGCTATCGCATCCAGTTTTTTCTCGAGTAATTTCATTTATTAATTTGTCTCGTAAATAATATAAAAAAACAGTAAATGTATATGATATATGAACGAAGATAATTGTGTTTTACTTATTCGAACAGTGCAGATTTCACCAATAAGAAATCTATTTAGTTCTGCGAAAGACATTGTAGGTGATATTAACATTCAATTTACAAGCGATGGACTTAGAATTGTTAATTTTGATAAAACACACACCATTCTCGTTAATGTTGTTTTACACGCCGAAAAGTTCGAGCAATTTATGTGTAAACCAGAAAAAATTATAATATGTGCTAATGCTCTTCATTTATTTAAGGTTATTTCAACTATGAGTAATGATGACACATTAACAATGTACATCGAAAATTGCGACTATCACGACGGTATTGTTTCTCATTTAGGTTTGCAATATGATAATGGTGATATTCGTCAGTGCTACAGTCAGAAATTGCGTTTGATCGACCCTGATACTGAAGAACTTATTCTACCAGATATTGAATACAGTACCATTATTAATTTACCAAGTGCTGATTTTCAAAAAAGCATCCGGGATTTAAGTTCAATTTCTGACCGAATTGAGATAAAATCTGTTGGTTCAGACCTAATTTTTTCTTGTGAAGGAAGTTTTGCAAGCTCGAAAATTTATAGATCCGAAATGAATTCGATTATGGAATTTACAAAAAGATCTGATGATCCATCAAATATCGTACAAGGGGTTTTTTCATTAAAAAGTTTGAGTCAATTTATTAAGTGCACACCATTATGTTCTACTGCGGAAATTTATTTATCTAATGACTTACCCCTCATCGTATCATATGACGTTGCTTCTCTCGGGAAAATACTCCTGTGTTTATCGAGTTTAACAGCAACCACTGTTTAAACAAATATTTAAGGTACAATTTTATTCGATAATTGTAATAAAAAATAATAATATATAAAGTTTTATGTAATAAAGATAAGAAATGAACAATACTGGAGAAAAAACTGGATGCGATAGCCAGAGAATTTTTTCAAGTTTTCCGGAGCGGAGCGAAGCACAAACTCAAAAACCTTTACATCTGATGTCTTTTGATATTGGAATTAAAAATTTGTCTTATTGCATGATTTCGTCAAATAATAACGACGTGGTAATTAGTGACTGGAAAGTTTTAGATATATCAAAAGGTGAATCAGACATTGATGTTCAAGAATTTAAATGTTCATGTTTGAATAAGATAAAAAAGATAAATCAATCATATAAAGTTTGTGGGAAAAACGCAAAATATGAAATGATGGGACAATTTTATTGTGAAGTTCATGCTAAATTGACGAATTCTTTTATCATACCTTCTAAAGAGAATAGTAACAAAACATTGAAAAAATTAAAAAAGAGTGAATTAATTAATTTATGTATCAAATATGGAATTTTTAATGAGGATGAAACAGCAAAGTCCAAACCTGACATAATGATGAAACTTTGCGATTTTTTATTGACGAAAAGATTTGTGCCAGTAAATGTTGAGAAGAGTGTAAACGCTTCCGATATAAACTTGATTTCACTTGGACGAAATATGAAAAGATTATTAGATAATGTTGATAATTTGGAGAAAGTGACGCACATTATACTTGAGAATCAGATGTCAACTATAGCAACAAGGATGAAAACTATACAGGGAATGTTGGCGCAATATTTTATAATGAAATTAGATAAAGAAGTTTTGATATCATTCGTGTCGTCATTTAATAAATTAAGATTATTCCCTAAAAGTTGTAATGTCCAAGACAATTATAAACAACATAAAGAAGATGCAATTTATCACACACGCAAAATTCTGGATAGAAATATTTCAATGCAATCTTGGTTGCATATTTTTGTTGATCCGCTAAAACGCCCCAAAAAAATTGACGACCTTTGTGATAGTTTTTTACAAGGTATATGGTATTTAAACTCAATTAAATACTTGTCAGTAGATGGATATGACGTTAGACGGGATAGATGTCAGCAAACTTGAGTTTGTCCTTTGCTCCGCTCCGGAAAAGTAGAAAAACTCCTCCGGCTATCGCCTCCGGTTTTTTCTCGAGTTTGTAAAACTGGAGATTTTTTTGCAAGTATAATATCATTATAATTACATAAAACATAAAATATGGGAGAATATATGTTATCTCTTCACTCCAGTTTGTCCTTTAATGGTGCTATATAAATCCTCCGACTATCGCCTCCAGTTTTTTCTCGAGTTTGTGGTTTAAAAATGATGCTCCGCTCGGATTTCTTTCGACTAACGTTAATGGTGCTATATCGGCTTTAAAAAAAACTAGAAAAACTCCTCCGGATATTCATCGAGTACTCTAGAAAAAATCCTTCGGCTATCGCCTCCGGTTTTTTCTCGAGATAGTAGAAAGAAATCGTATTGCCTCTACAATCACGTCTAAGTCGATATAACACTATCGCTCCGCTCCGGAAAACTTAAACAGTGGTGTGTGTCTTGTGTCGTTTGTGTCCTCGATTCTTTTGCGTATGAACAACGGTGTGATTGGATGGTAGATTCATCGTGTTGAGATAATTGAATGCGATTGTCGAACTATTCGAGGATTCGGTTAGATAATAAGTTGCGAGAATAGCATAATTGGTGCTGATGATCAAGTCCCGTGTTGATTCGTCAAGGACTTTGGAAACAAGAAAAGCAGAGTTGGCAAGTGGGTGGTTGTTCGATTCAACGATAGAATTGGATAAACGAACCATGGAATTGATCGTATTGATGGAGTTTCTGGTAAAATCTGCAAGAGAGTTGGATGCATGAACAGCCGCATCTAATGCTTCGGTTGATGCCTTCATAGATTCGACCAGTGTTCTGGTGGTGACAAGTGTTTCTGCAACATCGACGTCGTTTGTCTCAAGATTTCTTTTAAGATGTCCGCTACAAGTGGCGACATCAACGAAGAGTTCATATCCTGAACTTGGATTCATATTTGCGTCGGACATCACGATTTCGATTTTCAAATTTTAAAAATGACACGTTTCTTGAAATGAATTTTGTTTTTTCTAAAAAATTGGTGTTGCGGAATCAGTTCGAAAAAAACGGAATCAGTTCGCAAATTTTTAAATCCGATAGTGTATTTTTAAATCAGTTTGCATTAAAATTAATTTTTTTTTAAAGCCGATATAAGACCGTTGCCGTAAAACTAGAAAAAATCCTCTGGCTATCGCCTCTAGTTTTTTCTCGAGAAATACTCAATATCAAGAAATTGTTCGTTATAATAAAGGGTTTAATTTATAATATTTATATAATAAAGAGAATAATGGTTTCAATCATAGATTTTATTGGTACGTTTTTTTTTATAAGTTTAGGAATAACGTTTATATTATTAGTGTTATTACTAGTTCATTTTAAGCGACGATTAACAGCAATTGAATCAAAGGAAGATAAACTTTTTGAAATTGTAATCAACATGGTGAATGAGGTTTCTTATATGAAGAATTTAATAAAAACAATAACCTTAAACGATGATAGATCTCCAGATATCAAGACAATAGACATTTTAGATAGTGTATTATACAGCAGTGATAAAACCGGAGAAAGTGACGGCGAATGTGATAATGAAAGTGATAATGAAAGCGATGATGAAAGTGATGATGAAAGTGATGATGAAAGTGATAATGAAAGCGATGATGAAAAGATTATGGTTTCCGATGATGAAGATGATGATGAACATATAAAAGTTTTAAGTGTTAATGTGATTTCTCCAGAATACCCGCCTTACGATTTATCATCAGATTGTCTTCAAGAAATAAGCATTACCTCGGATAATAGTGGAGTAAACAATGAAACGTTTACTTTAACCGATATCGGAGTCGTCGATTATAGTAAAGAAACTTTGCAGTCATTGAGAATGATTGTGTCTTCAAAGGGATTAAGTACAGCGACATCAAAACTAAAACGTAATGAACTGCTGAAACTTTTAGACGTAATTTAAATTTTCTTTTATATGGATATCCAAGGAAATTAAAAAAAACTATTGTAAACATTGCAAAAAAATTTTTTATAACGTTAGTCGCAAATAAAAAATGTCTCTAAAATACATATAACATGTTTTCATTTTTAAATAATGATAGTGATAGAAAGTACCCAGAACTAACTATACCGAGGTCATCGCTTGGATACCAAACTAACAACAAATACCATGATTTCCCCCCAATCATGTCTGACGGAAGGTCAATTATTTCATCTTGGCAGAACGAAACGCAAATAAATCATAAATTAATAAAAGAAAACAATATAAAGTCAAATTGGGAATATCGAAAATATCTAACAAATAATGCAAAAACAATAATGCAGTATAATTTTGTAGAGGTGTGTAATGATACGGGTTTTTCTTTTCCATTAAACCAAGTTAATAAAAAAGAAAAACTGATTACTCCTTATACATTTGATAGTTTAAATGACCGCAAACCCCCGTTTGAAAACTCTGACTTGAAAGAATTGTACTTGACGAAAGAGCAACTAAATTCGAGAAAAATGAACCCGACGTTTTAAGACCATTGCAAAAAATTGATTCTTCTAAATAAGAACATAATCATATATAAATGCTGGAAATAAAGAAATTGTTAATAGTCGTAAGTATTATCATCGTTTTGTCCTTCGCTACGCTCCGGAAAACTAGAAATAAAAAAGATTGCAATGACTTTGAGGAGCGTAGCGAAGTAAAACTACATAAAGAATCGATTGCGAATTCCGATAATGACGTGTCGGGAAATGATATTAGTTTTGAAGAGTATTATTCGATAGTAATAAAATAGAATTTCTTTCCATCTATTTTACTTCTCAGTTCATAATTATTTACAAAGTATATTTAATAAATCAAATATTAAATATGTCATTATTGGTGAGTCATGGAAATTATGGTGGATTTGTGGATTATTCACGAAATGCAGTTTGTACAGATTGTCATTTAGAAAAGAATAACGATAATTTTATGTTTTATAAGAATCGTGTGAATCCAACAACGAAACTATGTTTGTATGTGAATAAAAAATGCATGGATTGTAGACGTATCTATGCAAAACATAAAATGATGTCAGTAAAACAAGTAAAGTCGTTAAACATACAACGACCAGTGCCGTCAATATATAATCCATATTTGTGTGATTGTTGTAAGAAGTTAATTGTGACAACAAGAACAATCCAACTGGATCATTGTCATGTAAAAGGAGAATTTCGTGGGTGGGTGTGCAAAGAATGTAATATAAGTATGGGTAATTTAGGTGATAATATAAAAGGTATGATTCGTGTAATAAAATATATGAATAAAACCGAGAAATATGAAATAAAAGAAATAGTAGAAATGTTCATACTTTGTATGAATATAATTGAAAACTAAAATTCAGGTACATGTTTTTTAAATACACAACCCATGTTGCTAAGATTTTCAATGGGAATAATTATATTTGGATTTTGTAAAGTGCAATTTGTGAACCAAATTTTAATGATACAAAAGTTTTTTTTCGGTGAAATTGTTATACCCGTGATTGAATTCATATGTTTTTTATCAACAGTAAGTGTGTGTCCGCATAATGCAAACATTAATTCTTTCCACACATTAACAACATATTTGTTGATAACTTTGTACGATAAAGAACCACCTTCACGATTTAATTTGTCTTCCCACATAGGTGTAATACCATGAAGCATAACAAATAACATACAAAATTTTACAACTTTATCTGGTAAAATTTGAGCAACAGAAATAAGTTTATTGACAGAATTAATATCCTTCATAATATACTTATAACTTGAAACCGTCCAAGTTTTATCATCAGGTAAATGATAAAACAAATTCCAACATGAAATTAATTTCATCTCATCCATTAAAATAATAGTTTATATAATAAACTATTATTTCTTTATATACTTTTATCTTTAAACGTTACTCGGAATATGAAGTTTGTCTTTCACCTCCACTTTTTTCTCCAGTAATATCTCCGCAATTAATTGTCTCAAATTTTGTTCTACCGACATCAATAGATAATCCTGTCCTGAGTTTTATGATTTTACAATTATTATCAATAATGCTAATAGTATAATTATGATTAAAAATATTACCGTGGTTATAATCTAAATATCGTTTGATAAATAGTTCAGAAAGTAGATTATTACCTACAACATAGTAATTGTTTGGTAAAATAATATTAATTGGGACTTCCAATCCTGGATGATTGTACTCGACACTGATGAGACGCACATTTGATAATTCGCTTGTAATCGAGTTGCACAAGTTATTGATTTTGTTTGTAGTAATAACTTTAAAAATGTAGACACCATCGTGTCTATAGATAAATAAAACGAACGATTTATTTAAGGTGTTCTCTTGAAGAGGGGGTATCGTCTTTTGTTCACAACATATTGAAACGTGAGTAAAAAAATCGGGAATATTATTAAACGTGTTACAAAAGTATTTTTCTTGTATCTTGTAAGTTTGTGCTTCGTTCCGCTCAGAAAAACTACACAAAATTCTCTGACTCGAGAAAAAACCGGAGGCGATAGTCGGAGGAGTTTTTCTAGTTTTCCGGAGCGGAGCGAAGGACAAACTATCGCCTCCTGTTTTTTCTCGAATTTGTTCGAACGAATATATATTAATCCAATCACATTTAATTAAAGGTTCATAGACAATTCCATAAATATAATATTTATAATTGTTTAATGCAAAAACGACAGTATCATATTTATTGAAATTAGGAAATAACATCATAATATCATAAATCGCATTGAGAAACCATTTGAATATCATTTATGTTATACACAAATGTGTTTTTATATTGTTATATGTCAAGTGAAATAGTATTTTTTTCAGATGATTTTCTTCTTGGATTTGATCTACGGGGTGGTCTATTTGATTTATTCAACATTTCTCTCATAGATGAAGCACTAATAATGGAATCATTGTCATTACTTTGTTCTCGTGTTTTTAATCCCGATAATAAATTATTAATCTCCATATTTTGCTGTGGTCCTCTCATCTCGGGTCTTTGTTGTCGTATAATAGGTGTGGTTTCTTGATAATTAATGTTTTCTTCATTATTATTGATATCAATACCCCGTTCTCTAAACATGGGTTGAGATGAACGTGCTGCAGTAATATCTGGACGTTGTGTGAATTGCATGCTTCCAATAGGTGGTGGTCTTTTAGATGGCGGTTGCAGTTTTGTTTCAATAGGGACAGGTGGTGGTCCGAATGATGTATTAACGGTGTCATCTTGGTTAAGCATAGTATTTGCGAAATTAAACCCAGGACTATTTTGACTCATTGCTTGGACGGTTGCCTTGGAAAACATTTTGAATAGTTCTGGACTTTGTTTAATTACATCATTAAAAGCGGGTACGGAAGAAGACAATGATTTATTTGTAAAATTAACAACAGAAGCAGAGAAACCGAGACGTAATAATAATTCAATTTCAGGCATAAGTTTCCCCCCTTTATATTTCTCATGTAATTCTGAGAATAAATTTTCATACGAATCCATATCTTCATTGATTGATTCACCCCATCCATCAAGATTAATGTCGAATGGATCCCATGCAGCGTTTGCATATTCAATACTATGCACGAATGTCATAAACCACCAACCTTGAACTTTAATGCTGTCTTTTTTTCTTTTTTCCTCTAAAACTGATTCATATTCATCTTCTATTTCTTCGTATGCGGAGTCGTTATTAAAATGGGAAGGATTTTTAATAAATCCTTTTTCTTGCCATTCTTCTATTTTTTTTAACATCATCCGTCTTTTTTTTCTCTTTTCACGGTCTGAAACTTTATTAATGGATGCTGTAAAATCTACAGGTATATCATTAATTTTTGAAAATCCATCTGAGGATTTAGTGACACCCGTGACACTGTTCCCAGTTGCCGAACCTACATTAAAATCATCGTTGGAATTTGAATTGCTGTATCCAAATAAATCGTTCGCATAACTACGAAAAGATTTACTTTCATTGCTATTAGATGATGTGCTTAATTCATTTAATTCTTCTTCAAGTTTATCTAATTCTCCTAAATCAATACCAGAATAAGATGAAGACGATGTTGAACGTTTTTTATCATTCATAAGTAATTCTGCACCAGCACCGAAATTAACTCTTTTAGGTTGAGGTGCTTCGTCATTAAGTTGGATATCAACAGTTTCGATGTCCTTGAAACCTAAATTGAATTCTTGCATTGTTAATACATAAGCATATAATATTATCTTTATATATTACGAGAATTATATTACAATTATGTGTTATAGAAAAACTCTGTCATTTGGTGCATAATTATATAGTGGTATTGATGGATCGTATTTTAAAATAATTACAGGTCCAGGAACATCACAAGAACTTGTTAATGTTGGTAAAAAGTCATCTTCAGGACATATAGTCGAAGAATTAATAGAAGAATTTATAGCATTTTGCGAATATTCTCGATTATTTCCACTGACAATTTGAGCCCAGTGTTGTTTTTTAGTCAAGTTATTTGTTTTTGAATTTGATGCATTATTGCTATATTTAAGAACTTCAATCTTTCGTCTCATATCTAATTGATGTTTGGTAAATTCAGGATACGGAGACACAAGTGTAAATCGTGTTAATGGGACATTAGATAATGCAGCAACTCTACGATTTTCAAGTTCTATTATTACGTTTGTACAATTCACAGAAGACATTTATTTATATATAGTCACATCATTGTTTTGAGAACCATAAACTTGATAAGAAATATGGTGATGAAACTATATTCGAACTCGCTAAACTGCTTGTTTTTAGGTCTGGTCCTTTTTGCACTATACCATTAATTTCAGACGCTTTTAAAGCGTAATCAAAATATCTTAAATTCGATAATTGTCCATTAAAACCACCGTTTTGACAGACATTAATGTCATCGTAGTTTTGCTTCGCTACATCTATCATAATTATTCTTGATGTTAAAGTTCCATTTACATAAACGTCCAATACTTTATTTTCTAAACGTATTACTACATGACACCATTTATTAAACGGAATTCCCTTAACTTCAATAACTGATGGACCAACATTGGAATTAACACTGTCCATCACAACACGTAAAACATTCTCATTTTTATTCAGAGAACTTAAATATAAACCAGGACCATTGCTAATACGTGATTGCCCATTTCCAGAAGATGTATTATCATAAGACGAATCGCCCTTATTAAATATATTTCTATATGTAATTTTATTTGCTGTTGAACTCATGTCGTTACTTGATACTAATATCCATACCGACCAAGTGAATTCAATACCTGTTTTTCTGTTATTAGATCGTTTTATATTTACTGAAGTTAATAATGATGGGTCTTGGGTAATGACAACTGGATTTGAACCATTTATTAATCCCTTCACGATATATGGACTAGATGGTGTTTGTAATAAGTACCCTATAAATGATATTCCTAAATTACACAATATAATAAAAATAATTAAAACAATTATGAAAAACGCAAATTTAGCAACTAAACTATTAGAATTTAAAAAATCTTGGTTCGCCGCTGGAATTATTGATTTTGATGAAAAATCACTTAACTTATTAGATATTGATGCTTTCGTGTCTTCAAATGATTTTGATAAAGAATTACCAACTCTTTCAATGGTATCAAAAGCAATATTTCTATTATCAGAATTCTGTGTATTGTTTCGGGGTGTGAACATTTAATCTGCTATAATATACTACAACATAAAACGTGGGATTAGTTCACATTCTCGAGAAAAAACAGGAAGCAATAGCCGGAGGATTTTTTATACTTTTACTTCGCTACGCCGACTTACGCCGATATAACACCATTTTAAAGTAAAACTCGAGAAAAAACTGAAGGCGATAGCCGGAGGAGTTTTTCTAGTTTTCCGGAGCGGAGCGAAGGACAAAACTAAGGATTTTATGTAATTTGAAGGGCATCACTTGACGGTGAATTTTCAAACATAGTTTTTGTTTCGCAAATTCAGTTTTTTTCAAAAAATTGCAATAGCAAACTCGAGAAAAAAATGGAGGGGATACGCGATAGGACAAACTAAAAAATATTGTAAGTAGCGGTTGTAACTTTATTTTTCAACAAACTTACATCTAACCCGTAATCGTTCATTCCTTTCAGTATGTTCGTTCCATTTCCCTTCATGTATATTGTCCACACATCAGAAGGAATTAATGGTGTCGTCCATCTTATAAAATTGGAGACAGTTATATCATTTCCTTGGTAAGAATTAGGTAAACCTCCGAGGTATATTTTTGGAGCTTCTTCTGTCGGTGAATTTTGAAGTCCGGTCATCTTTGATGACTTCAATAATTTGCCATCAAGATAACAATCAACAAATGTATTATCGACACTAATTAAGACATAAGTCCATTTTTGAATTGGGAAATTTTCAGTGACAATTATGTCCGGGTCTCCTGGATTCATTGATATAGAAACTTTTAAAGTTGGCATATTTTTATCTAAATAGAGTTGAATTTTACCCGGAAATGAATAAATTATTTTGTTACTGTTTGCACCGTTCCAAGAATTTACATAAATCCATATTCCTAATGCATATCTAGTTGATGCTGGACTTGCCGATATTGTTATCGGCGTATTTGACGTTAATAAACTCTTCTCAGACGACAACTTCGTTGATGCGCTGGCAAAATATGCATATAGAAGATACAATAGAAATATTACCGCTATTATTAAGATAATAATTATTGGATTCATTTTATCTGATATATTATTTACTTATATATATTTTGTTCTGTAAATTACAATACGCCTAAACCGAAATTATAAATGTATCGTATTTATACCTAAACGATAATATCCAAGAACTTCCATTGCATTTAATGGTTCGTTATAATATGTTATATTTGCAATTGCTCCATTTATTCCTTTTTCGTTACTACCTACCGTAATCATATCTGAAATATTAAATGTTGGTAGGTTATTGATTAAACTCACCGACTTTGTTAATATTCCATTTATGAAGAGATCGACATTTGAACCATTATAATTAAATACCAAATTATTCCACCTTTGATTTGGTATAATGAATTTTGAAATACTACCACCCGTGTCGCTAAATTGAATCGCTAGAACATATTGACTTCGTTCAACGTCGTAAGTATATGACACGTGTGGTTTACCATTTGTGTTTGTATTGCCGTAAGAGATAATAGGAAAACTAATATTATTCATCTCTGGTGCATTTACATAAACCCACATTGACAAACAAAATATTTTTCGACTTCTGTCATTGTTATTTACATCATTTACTAGCAACTCATTCATCATTGGAATATTTATTTTTGAGGAGTCGGAAATCGTCAATTTCTTTGTCGTGTCTAAAAATAACTTACCATCATGTAGTTTTACACCATTAGATGGTATATGTAGACGAGACAGGAAGAAGTAAGATGTTATTAGTATTACCTCTAAAATCAATAGTATATATACTATATTTGGAGTCACTTTTAATTCTTCTTTTATTGATTGAATACAGTCGGAAACAAAACATGGAATATAAAATATTAGTAAGATGATGAATCTAGAAGTTCCACCTGACTTAAGAAGATTATTTGCAGTCATTTTAAAAAATATCGCTAAACCAATAAGAATTATTAGAAAAATCAAAATATTTACTATAATTTTAACTAAAAAAAGAGATGTGGCATCCAAATATTTGTATATTCTGTAAATTATTACTATTAAGCATAAAGACAACATAATTCCAATTAACACAGATTTATTGTAAATTACACTAAATAAATTACCCCTATTTATAGCAAATATAAACACCATCATTATTGGAATTAATGCTGTGAAAGCATACAAATATGTATTTGATGTCAGTGATCTTTCATCCTTTGATGCGTAATTTAAAAAAATACCAAGAAAAATTATAGAGAACAATAGAATTAATACTTTTCCAAAAAAAGATTTTGATTCGCCAGTAATTTCAATATCGAGTTTTCGACTTTTCATTTGTTGTCTTTATTGTAACAGGACAATTTTTTGCGATTATAGTTTTATATCGGCATTCCTTTAATGGTATTACGCCGATAATCCGCTCCGGAAAACTAGAAAAAATCCTCCGGCTATCGCCTCCGTTTTTTTCTCGAGAAGTAATCTGTTAAGATTGCAATAGTTTTGCGGAGCAAAAAATAATGAGTTATAATAAGAAAATAATGACCGATTTTTATAGATTTCGAAAGAATGTAAGAATTTTCTTGGTAAAAATAAAATTTCACTCATTTCCACAAAAAATTTACCAAAGATTCATGATTTTTTTTAATCCGATGATCTTTTCACTATCAGTCATATCGCATAATAAAAGTTCTTTAATTTGTTCATTCAGTAAATTTAATTCATACTTCGAATATTTTATATCGACAGTTTCAAGTCCATCATATTCACTAATCGAGTAATATTTTTCGTATTTTTTTGGTATAGTTTCAACCTGGGCATTACAATTTTTTCCATTAAAATCTCTGCCTAATTCGTGGAATATCTGGACAACTATCGGGTCATGACGACCATCACCGAATTCTCCTATAAAACGTCGACGATCGACTTTCTTTCCCGTTCGCAAGTAGTACAATTCGAATGCTTTTTCACTTTCTCCATAACCACCATAGCAAGAATTATACAAAACATCTATTGTTTCTTCTGATACGTTTGAAGACATTTTGGTTTTTGGGTATTTCTGAAGATAGTCGAAAGAAATATATAATTGTGATATATTTATTTCTATTAGCTATCGCCTCCAGTTTTTTTCTCGAGACCATTGCATAAAGTAAATTTCTTTCGACTATCTCCATAAATACTCAAAACTCGAGAAAAAACCGGAGGCGATATAAGACCATTGCTAAGGACAAAACTCAAATATTTCAAAACTTATAAATTTTCGATAACTGTTTTTTCACCATGACATTCTCTACAAAGAGCAACTAAGTTGTCTATATGATTTGAACCACCGTTATCAAGTCGCACTATATGATCCACTTCAAATGATGCTTTTAATTTTTGCTGACAAACATTACATTTCCAATTTTGCCTTGAACCCACAAACTTTTTCTTCGTTTCACTTACTGAACGTTTCACATTACCAACAATCGGCTTACCACCACCTTGGTGTACTTGATTAAAATTAACTATTGGATATTTAGTTTTCACATCTTCATTAAACATTGATTTTGACGAAAAGTCAAGAATAGGTGACAACACATCAGACGTATTACGGTCAATAGGTAAGTATTTTATGTATTCATTTGTTGATTGAATTATTTCTTTTGTTTTCATTGGATTTTTTTTAATCAAATAATAAACAAATAAAGCACCAATACAAATTCCTCCCATCTGATAATATTTTTTATAAGACAATGCCCTCTTTAAAATTTGTCCTTCTGTGTACACATTCAATACTAAAAAAGCAGTTACTAATAAAATTACTATTTCAATTCTCATTTACCTATATCCATATAAAAATAAACCATAAACATATGAAAATGAAAAATGCAAATAATAATTGTTGTTTTGTTTTTGCATCTAAATATGTTTCTATTTCATCACTAATGATATTTTTCGCCATTTCTTTGTGATAATCATCCAGTGATGAATATAATGACACTGTAGGTTTTCCTAATATTACATTTATTTTATTATGAATAAAATGCATCCAAATTATAAATGACTCTCTGCAGTCAAGATATGGAGACACAGGGTAATTATCAAGAAGTGCAGCAAACCTATTTCCCATCTCTTCATCAGGTATGAATAGTGGCATATTTTGGATTAAATCATAATATTTTCGTTTTGTTATTGAATTTGGATTATTCGGATAGTTGTATGCACATGCATGGAGAAACAACCAGTAATGAGGACCCCATTTTAAGGAACTTATGTCTTTTGTCTTATTAAAATCCATTTACTATACTAATATAATGAGAATGTCTTTTATATAAAAAAACACACATCTCGAGAAAAAACTGGAGGCGATAGCAGGAGGAGTTTTTCTAGTTTTCAGGAGCGGATTATCGGCGTAAGCCCGATTGTCGAAATAAATTCTGGATATCGGCATAAACAACATCATTAACGTTTGTCGAAAGCAATTAATAATGATATAGAAAAATAACGCTTCTAAACATAGTATATGTATAAAGAAAACAGATTTCAGAGAAAACAACAAATAAAACAAAACATTATTTGTAATAATTGTAGAAAAATAGGACATTTGTTTAAACATTGTAGACAACCTGTCACCAGTTATGGAGTCATACAATTTAGAATCAATGAACAAACGTTGCAACGGGAGTACTTAATGATATGTAGGAAAGACACTCTAGGATATATAGATTTTTTGCGCGGTAAATACTGTACCCAAGACAAACAGTATATTATTAATATGATGATACAAATGACAAACGACGAAAAAAACAGAATTTTAAATTTGGAATTCCATGAGTTATGGAAAGGATTGTGGAATAAAGGTAATTTGCAATTATACAAAGCAGAAGAAGAAATATCATATGTAAAATTTCAATATCTTAAATCAAAAACAGGTACAAATAATTATTCAAAACAAAGGTTGAAAAATTGTTACATTTCACATGACGACAAAGAACAAAACGGTATATCTGAATTAGCATCGTTAATTAACGAAAGTAATAAATCACCTACTTGGATTGAACCTGAATGGGGGTTTCCAAAAGGAAGACGTAATCATCTTGAAAAAGATTACCAATGCGCACTTCGTGAGATGACAGAGGAAACCGGATACAATATTCACGACATGATTAACTTAAAAAATGTTTTACCATTTGAAGAAGTTTTTATAGGTTCTAATTATAAAACTTATAAACACAAATATTATTTGATGTTTATGAAATATCAAAATTCACAACTTAATAACAACTATGATAATACAGAAATCAGTTCAATGGAATGGAACACTTATGATGTGAGTGTTTCGAAAATTCGATCGTATAATTATGAAAAAATAAAAATGTTTTCACAAGTCGAAAACACCTTATCTAAATATTGGATTTAACATCATTTTGAGTTTGTCTCCAGATTACTTCTCGAGAAAAAACTGCGGAGCGAAGGACAAACTAAGAATTGATGTTAAAATCATTCTATTTTTTATCTCATTATTAGTATAACAATATGAGTAATGATTTTAATAACTGCCAAATAAATCCTATTACTAATGAATGCATAGATAATAATGATAGATACGTTTCAACAGAACATAACACATTTCAAGATACTTTAGACACTACACAAATAAATAAAAAATGCTCAAATAAAAAAGATTGTGTGAAAAAAAAAAAATGTCCTAGGGGAAAAAGAAAAGATCCTCTTACTAAAGAATGTGTCCAAAAAGAACTAATCAATAACCACAAAAATACCAGAAAAAGATGTGCAAATGTACGAAGACAACACCCTATTACTAAAGAATGTGTTCAAAAAGAAATCACCAATAATACTCGCAAGAAATGTCGGAAAGGACAAAGACAACACCCTATTACTAAAGAATGTGTTCAAACGGAACTAATCAATAATACTCGCAAAAGATGCCGAAATGGACAAAGACAACACCCTATTACTAAAGAATGTGTTCAAACAAAACTAATCAATAATACTCGCAAAAGATGCCGAAATGGACAAAGACAACACCCTATTACCAAAGAATGTGTTCAAAAAGAACCAATCAATAACAACAATAATAACGACAACAATAATAACGACAATAACAATAACATTGACAAAAATACTCGCAAAAGATGCCCGAGAGGTCATAGACAACGTCCTATTACTAAAGAATGCATTCCAAAGACACAAAACCTACTTACCAAAAAAATAAATAAAAAAGGTAGGAAAAAAATCATACGGACTATTTTTGTTGACGAAAACGAAAACTATAATAATGGAATTAATGATGATGATATAAGTAGTGATAATAGAAGTAATGATGATTATATAAGTAGTGATAATAGAAATAATAATGACGATATATATAGTAATGATCATAGAAGTAGTAATGATGATAGAAGTGGTAATGATGATGATATAAGTAGTGATAATAGAAATAAAAATGATGATATATATAGTAATGATCATAGAAGTAGTAATGATGATAGAAGTGGTAATGATGATAATAGAAGTAATAATGATGATATAAGTAGTGATAATAGAAGTAGTAATAGTAGTCGTGATAATAGAAGTAGTAATGATGACAATAGAAGTAATAGTAGTGATAATAGAAGTAATAGTAGTGATAATAGAAGTAATAGTAGTGATAATAGAAGTAATAATGATGATAGAAGTAGTGATAATAGAAGTAATGGTAGTGATAATAGAAGTAATAGTAGTCGTGATAATAGAAGTAATA